TTTAGAAATCATATTTTAAAAATAGTTTAATTTCTACAAAAAAGCCCGAACTTGCAAAAAGTTGAGGGCTTTTTTGTTGTTATGATGTTTTTTTGTTTGCACTTTGTTTGCACCAAATTAATTCTAATTTAGATTAATTCAAATATAACAGATGTTATATAACATAAAAATAAAAAAAGAGGGTAGGATTTTTTCCTACCCTTTATTTTATGATTTTTTTAATTTCTTCCATATCTTTTTTTAATTCTGATTGATCCTTTTGCATTGCTTCCAACTGATCTACTATCTTCTGCATAGTAGTTCTATAAATTTCAAATGTCTTACTATCTTTCCATAGAAAATATAGTAAAATAGCACCTACTACACCATATTCTAGTAAAGTTTTTTCCATACATACCACCTACAATCCTAATATCTTATCCCAAAAATTATAATATTCCTTAGCCTCCTTAGTATGATCTACTATAGCCCTATCTTTATAACCTTCATTTAATAATTTAGGTTTCCACGAAGTTTCTCCAAAACATCTTACAGCTGTATAGAATCTTCTTACAGTCCTGTTATCTACTCCTGTTTCTTGCATAATATGTCTAAATATTTTATCTGCTAAGGTACGATTAATTCCAGTATTGTTATAGCAACTATATAAATAATCGTGAATAACTGCTGCATTAATATATTTACCATAAGGATTATATAACCATTGTAAAGAATGAGGCACTGATGCCCCATCCGTTACAAATCCTTTGAAAACTTTTATATCATACCCATTAATGCTATAAATATAATCTTGCATTAAAACTGCTTTCCCATTTGAAATTGGTTCCAGGATTAATTTAGTTTTCTCCATCTTCCTCATTTCCTTTTATATCTATTTTTCTTCCTGTTCCAAATACATTAGAAAACTTTTGTAGTGTTGTTTCTATAATATCTACCATTCTTTTTCTACTTAAAAATCTTCTAATTATAAATCTTGCTATAAATGGTAAAGTATTTGTTCTTTCTATTATAAATGTTACTGCTCCATCTAGCTTTTTAAGATTATCTCCATAATTAAAAGATGTTTCTGCATACACTACTGCATTATCAAAAATTTGCACATACTTCTTTCTGTTATAAACCATATAAGCAACTATTCCAGCAGCTAATGCCATCCAGCACCATTGCTCCCAAGTAAAACTCATAAAAATTGCATACACTTTAAAAAACATACCATAAATAAAATCTTTCATAATTAAAACCTCCTAAAGTTTTTTAATTTTTATAATAAATTTGTCTGGCCAGACTGTTTATTATTTAAAAGCTACCTTATCTGCTCCTTTAATTTGCCAGTGTGGAGCATCCTTAAATGATTTCCAACAATTTCCACCCCATTCAATTCCATATTTTTCTAAAAGTCCCTTCTCTTTTGCAACATTATAAATATCTTGATAGTAGTGAAAATCTTTCCAACTTCCCTTGTAAACTGTTTTTTCAATTTCTTTTTCTATTTCTTTTCCATTTTCCTTAACTTTTACCTTAACTTTTTCTTTTATAAGAACTCCAATATCTACGGCATAACCTAATCCGTCATACTTAACCTGATGGTTAGATTTTAGCCTGTAGCCATCTACTTTAGTTACTTTAAATCCTGGGGCAGTTCTGCCTTTTTGATATTCTAAATTTTGCTCTGCTGCTGTTCTAACCCCCGCTGTAATCTTAAAATCCCAGGGACTTATTTTTATAAGCTCTGTCATAAAATTTATCAGGTTTGGATGCACCCCTTTCAGCATATTTAAACTTGTTTCTGATAATGTATACATTTAAAATCACCTCCTAAAAATGACCTTGTGAAAGCCTTTTTAACACATTTTAAAAAGGGTAGCCATATAATAGATACCCTTAATAAAAAATTAACCATTTACTAGCTTATTATGAATTTCCTTTCTTTTAGTCTCAAATTCGGCTTTTGATAACTCTTTTGGGTTTACTTTAGTCTTAAAGTGATGTTCTGTGTCATAAACACTTTGAACAAATGTAGTTCCATATAACATCAAGATCCCTAGTTCATTTAATCCTGCAGGCATCCCATAATTATCCTCAAAATACCATGTTGTCTTTTTGATTTTTCCTAATTTTTCTGCTATTTGTAATGCCATTACATTAGCTACCATAAAAGCAATATCTTTATCTCTGCATCTCTGGCGATGTTCTTTTCCATCAACTTTATAGTCAAATCCATACTCTAGCGATTTTGCTTTTAAATCATCAATCAAAGCACAATAATCATCATATTCTTTTTGATTATCCAACATCCATAGCGATTTTTCTTTGTCCCAATACATATACTTTTGATTTCCAGTTGGCTTAGGAACTGTTATCAATTTCTTATCTTTTATAAACTCACCATCCCCCAGCTGCACCTCTATATTTGCTCTTACTTTCTCTTCTTTTGTCATCTCTCTTAAGACATCATCTTTGTAAATCGGATATTGATATGTAACATCAGTAATTATCATATCTTGAGTGTATCCGTTAAAATATGATAATGGCGATTTTAATACATCTTCTAAACTTTCTGCATAAACAGAAAATATCAATTTTTCTTTTTTGTAAAAATTAATTGTTTTCATTTTTTTCTCCTTTCAAAATGTTAATAGATTTTTAAATTTGTAAAAAATTTAAGATTTAATTTTGTAGTTTTGAGTATATTTTTATAATTTTTCTTAAATATAAAATCTAAGAATTTTATATAAAAAGCTCTCAAAAATACATTTTTAATCATAAAAATGTGAATAAATTTAAAAATCTCTATAATATTAAACTAAAAAATACCTAATTTTTTTTCTTGCTACAATAAGAGTATTTCTTATTTCAGTAGCACTTGTTTTCTGTATATAATGCTTACTTGTAACTCCACTACTGCTATGATTTGCATAGCTACTAGCTAATCCTAACCCCGCAAGATTATTTATTAAATTTATTGCTGTTTTTCTAAGAGTGTGAGGATATAAATCCTCAATATCTAAAATTTTTCCTAACTTTTTTATTCTATTTCTAATTGCTCCTTGGGTCATCTGCTTATAGATTTTCCCATACTTTGTAACAAAAAACCAATCTACATCTATCCCGTTTTCTGCTCTGTACTGTATCCATTCTTTTATAAGCTCCTTACATTTTTGGAAAAAGAATGCATTTACTATATAGCCTTCTTTCTCCTTAACATCTCTAAAATAACCATTTTCTAAGTCTAGTTGCTCCATCTTTAAACTTTGTATAGCACTAATCCGACAAGCACTATCTAAGAATAATTCCCATAATATCCTATCTTGCAAGTCATATTTCTTACTCTCTACTTGCATGTATAAACGAACTGTTAAAATTTGTTCTGTTGTAAGAAAATAACTGTTTCTAACCTTGTCCTTTTCTGTAAATCTAAGCTTATCTAATTTACTGTCAAAAGGATGGTACTTAATTTTATTTCTTCTAACACACCAAGCATAAAACGTGCTAATTGCAGTAGTCTTATTCATTAATGTTCTTTTAGAATTACCTAAGTTTCTACAATAATTCCTGTAAGTTTCTATTATTGTTGGCATTTCTAAAAGTGTATCTTTACTAAGAAGTAATCTATTTTTATAAGCTTTTTGAAACCATACTAGAAACAACTTAAAATTATTACAATATGTTTTATAAGTTGTTTCCCATGTCTCCCAGTTGCTGCTTTTGCAACTGTTAAGATATTCTAAGTAAATTTCCACATTTTCTTTTTTTAAATTTTCTAAATTAAAAGTACAGTAAAACCAGCATTTACATTAGCAACTTCAAATGTTTGTGTCGCAGAATTATACCAACCAACGACAGGTAGTCTATTTGTTGCATATAAGTCGCCATTATTGTCTTCTAAGCTTATAAAAACTCCTTCTTTAAATTGAATAGGGGATTTTATTATAGTTTTAGCATAGTCGGTAATAACTCCAATATTCATAGAACACATTACAAAATTACCTATTTTAGTGATATATGACGTGCAACTACTTACATTAGTCATTCCTGTAGTACCTGTTATTTTTTCATGACTGATTAGATTTTCCACTTTAGTATTTGGAAAATCTAATAAAAGTTGATAATGGAATTACTGGAAATTATACAAATGTTGGAGCTTATAGTTTTACATTTCCTAAAATTTATAAACAAGTTCTAGGAGTTGCTATAAATGTATATAAGACTGGAACTGCAACTACTTTAGAAAATGTGTACTTAACTGGATTTGATAATACAAGTTTCAGCTTTGTAAAAGACTGTGTAGAAGCACCTAGAGCAAATACTGTAAAAGTAGCTTATACAGTTTTTTACATTTAATTGCTGCATTTTACCCATTGTAGCCAACTATTGTAATCCTCTGCTCCTTGATTTACTCTAGTATACATTGTGTTCCCACTTATATATAACTGTACTCTTCTGCCATAATAAAAAGAAATTAAAATCCCAGCGGGGTTATTCTCGTTATTTGGTCGATTTTTTAATAGAGTACTACTCCATGGCTCGAAGGCTATCGTACAGTCGTTGTGAACTACATTGCAGTCTCCAGACCTTTTAACTTTTATTAAATTTTCCACTATGGAAAATCTACAAAGAAAAACAATCTTACTTTTTTATAATGGAGGATCATTAGTTCCTAATGGAACTACATCTATTCCTATAAATGAAAATTGGTATTTTTTTGGAATAGGTGTTGGAACAGCTGTCCAATCTGGAAAAGAAAGAATGTGTTTTTTATTTAGAACTATATTTCAATCAAATAATGATATTTTGAGATTTAACGGAATAGAAATTAAATATAATGCTACAGATAAAACTTTAAAGGTTATAAATAATGGTGGGAATTTATACTTCTTAGAGCAATATTCTAGTTTAATTTAACTTATTCATAAAAAACTCTTGTTGTAAAAATATTAAAATCAGATACATTTGATATTACATTTCCATTTTTTACAGAAATTTTGTGTGGTTGATAAAAATACTTACTCCTATTTTGTCCTATTGTGTAAGTTAAAAAAGAGCCATCTAAAGTTAAAGAATTTCCTAAACTATGTATAAAACCACCTGTTCCAACCCTAAAATTTGATTTTACAAGAAAATAACCGCTTACTATTGTGTTTGTATCGTTATGATAGTTTATTACAATTGTAAAATTAGAAGTATCTACTTCTATAACTCTCATTAGATTTTCCAATCTATCCAAAAGCGAGTTATTGTCTAGTGGGATAAAATTAGCAACATTAGCCGACACATCAGAATTCTGATTTAAACATTTGTACATTTTTCTTGTGTTTCTATCATAATATATATAGTTAATGTCCTTAACTCCTGCTGTTTGTATATCTCCACCATAACCTATGCATCCAGCAAGTCTAGCTAACATCATGCCCTCTAATGCTTTTCCTTCTTCTGTTCCAAACTGTACTATTCCAGCTTTTTCTCTTGTTGCTCCTTCTTGAATCTTAGTAACTGCATTGTTTAATTTCTCTGTTTCCTTATCAATCAACTCCGCATTGTGGTTAAAATTTTCTACGTTGTAATACTCATTTCCTAGCGGTTTTATCAATCTTAAATATTTAGTATATTCTGACATTTCTATCTCCTTTCATCATAAATTTCTTGATGTGTCTTATTTTTTAATTCATCATTTTTTAGATTACTCATTTCTATATGTTTATGATATTTTCCAACAACAGCACTGTCTTCATAAAGTCTAGTGTCATAAATTTCTTTATGATTCTTTACTTTTAAAGAATTATGCAATAAATAAGCTACTTGATTATGAGTGTTGTATCTAAATTCAATTTTAAAATTCAGGTGAGCAGGTTTATTAATATAAATGAAATTCTTGAAATTATCTAAGTTCTGAGGTATTCCAACTACAGATGTAAATTTTATTGTAAACGAATAATTTCCATAATCCTCAATTATTTCTATTTCTCCATTTGTGAATATCGTAGCTTGTTCTTTTAAAACTTGTGGGGTAAAGATATTTTTTGATAGTAAAGTATAGATAATTCTGTCTTTCCTATCCTGTAGACTCCAACCATTTTTATAATCTAATTCCATAAACCTTTCATAATTAGCCACTTGTTGCTCATTAAAAAAAGCTATAAATAATAGCTCCTTATATTTTTGTATATCGTTTTTAGCATATTCACAGATTAAATCTAATGTTCTGATTAAATCTTCTTGTAAACTATTTCTAGCTATTTTAGAAACTTTCTTAATTAATCTATTGCTCATTTATAATCACTGTCCCAACTACTAATATCTCATCGTCTGCAATTTCTATATTAGAATTAGAATTGTTTACTTTTACAAAGTTATCATTTACTCCATCTATTTCTAAAATAGCTTTCTCTAAACGATTAATAGATAGTATTGTTTTATTAGCTTTCTCAAAAGTAGCATTCCCAGTTTTTATAACAGCTTTTAAAAGAGATTCAATCTTTTCTTTTACATCTGATAAACCATATCCAGATTTTAATATAGTATTCACTTCTATATTTATAGTCTTAGCTCTAAAGCTTTCTATAGTTACATCAGCTCCAACGGGTCTACCGTCATCGCTCTGTATTCTTTCTCTAACTTTTTGAATTAGACTAGAATCAGCTATATCATTATTATAATTGGCAATTAGAACTTTAACAGTTCCGTTTCCATTCCAAAGGGGTTTTACTAATACTTTCCCAACTCCATCAACTTGTTTAGCCCATTGCTCATAATCATATATATTTCCACTGTGAGCAGGTCTTGTAGCTTTTTCTTTAGCTCTAGCTACAAGTACAGAATTAGGTTCTTTATCATACCCATTGATAATTTCTTTTTCATTCGTAACAGAATAAATGTTACTATTTTGAATTTCAAATGTTGTTATTTCTCCTATTGCAGCATTACCTATTTTACCTTCAGATAAGCATTCTATTTCTATTTCTGCAACTCCTGATGTGCTTAAATATTCTCTTCTTAAAGATTTATACTTTATACCCTCTCTATTTAAAAATATTGTATTTTCTTCTATGATAGAGTTTGCTTTTCCTGTTACTTTTAGAGTTCCTTTTGCCTTAGTTCCTATCCTTCTTTTTACTCCAAACATTAAAGCATGTTTGTCAACATACTCATCTTCTGTTGCAGTATCTATAAAAGTTTGTTTTTCCCAGAACTCTAACTCTTTATAAACTTCTTCTGCAGTAATTCCAAATGTTGCAGCAATATCAAAATTGAAAGTACCTTCCATCTTTGAGAGTGGGTTTTTTAAGTTATCTAAGAAATTATTTCTTAATTCAATTTTATCTTTCATTTACACCTCCATTTCTAGCTCTCCATACACAGTTTTAACATTAAAGGTTATTTGTGGAACATATTCATCTTCATTAGAAATGACAAAATTATAGCACTCTGTGATGTAAGGATTTACTAGTAATGTATCCCTTATTTGATTAATCATTAAAGCATCTTTAACTGTTTTATGATAGATAGTTCCTATATTAGTTTCTAACTCACTTCCATATTCATCACTATGCACATCAGTATATATAAATCTTTCAGTCTTTAACGCTTTGAATATCCATACTTTCAAAGCTTCATTTTCTTCTAAAACTTTTATATCATTCCCTTCTTTGATATACTCTCCAGTTTTAAAATCTATAGCATATTCTTTAAAAATTGGCATTTCTTCAACTTCTGTTTCTGATTTTTCAAGAAAAATATTAAAATCTTTTTCCACATTACACCCCCTCTATAGCTTTATTTGGCATTTTAACTATTTTTGTTACAACTACATAATGCACTCCCATAATAAGTACTAACACTTCATCACCTTTTTGTAATGTATCCTCGAACCAAATATCCTTGTGAGATTTATATGTTCCATTTCCCTGATAGTTTCCACTTCCTTCTAATTTTGGTATCTTATGCCCCATTGCATCCTGAGTAGTATTATCATAATCATATTTGGATACATCTATTTTTATTTCATCAATAACACCATCTATCGTATAATCTCTATGATAGTGAGGCAATAAGTAATTACTGCAGTATATTTGCTCAGATGGTATAACTTGCCCATCAAATTCAATAGTTAAATTTGGTGGAGGAGTAAGCACACTAGCTTTTATGATAGATGTTCCTTTTGTAGCTTGTCCTATCATTTCACCTATTAAAGAACCTAATTCGCTCATTTCTTATCCCACCCTTCTGGAAACAGTTGATCCAATTTACTTACTTTTTTAGCTTTTCCTTTTTTAGTTTTATCACTTTTTTTAACTTTTTCTTTATTTTCAAATTCTGCTTTATCCATTACATTTTCAAAAGCTAACTCAATATTACAAAAATAAGTTTCTCCTTCAAAGACATGAGTATCTGATTTAACTAAGAAATCTCCAACAAGTCCAGAGTGTGGCTCTTGTATTCCTATATTGTATCCAGCTTGAATTAATACATTCCCTAAACATTGTAATTTTGCACTTTTTTCTACACTTTTTAGCATATCTTTTGCATTTGCTATATTATCTACATCTTTTTCATATTGCATAACTTGTTGAAATAGTCCAAACTTCTTTTTATCTTCTGCATTCTCTACTTTATTAAGTATTTGTTGCTTCTCATTTTCTACTTTATAGATAACTATTTGATTTATCATATTTTCTATGCTTTCTTCATATGAAGATGTGGAAATGTTATCAGCACTTGTCAAAAGAACATCCGCATAAGTCCCTTGCTCAACTATATCTATTTCTTTATTATTACTAACGATAGAATAAATCTTTTTATTTTTTCTATGCTGTATTGTATAAGCATTCAATACAATTTCGTATCCACTTCTATCAATAGCAGGATAAGTACATGTAACTTCATCCTTTGGAACTTTACCTATTTTTAGATTAAGTTCTCCGCAGATTTCTTTTAATATTTCACTTGGTTTTTTTCTAAAGAAGTTTTTAACAAAATTATTTTTATTAAGATAAATAGAATTGTCATAAGCATAAAAGCTTTTTATTTCAGTTTCCCCTTTCCTAGAATGTTGAAAAACTTTACCAAAAAATAACTTTTCATCTTCATAAGAAAATTCAACTTCATCTCCGATTTGAGTTATGATATCTCCTAAGTACTCGACTTCTAATTTTCTAGCCGTTCCGTGTATAGCACCACTCCAAATAACCTGAATAAAAATATTTTTATATTCTTTTCCATTAACATAAATTTTTACTCTTTCCATAAAATCACCTTTGAAGTAAGCCTCTTGCTACATCTAGCAATGTTTTATTTTTACTTATTTCAATTAAACTTATTTCAACATCAATATCTCCAGTTCTTTCAACTATAGAAAAATTTAAACTTTGTATATAGCATTTAAAAAATATGTTGAATTCAGGAACAATTAAAGTTAAAGGTTCTTTATCGTTTTTTAATTTAGTTAATGTTTCAACACTTCCAGATGGTGTTGCAGATAGTAAATAATTAAAAAAAGGAGATTTAAGATTAGGAAAAAATGTAGAAAAACTAATTCTTTCAGCTTTTCTATTTCCTATTAATGTCTTTTCTCCTACGTCAATTATTTTAAAAATCTGTGTGTCTTGCTCACTTTCAATCTTTAAATCCAAAGGTGGAACCACAAAGAAAAAAGGAGTACTTGTAGAATTTTTCAATAAAATAAATGTTGGTTTCATACCGAGCCTCCTTTAATTTGTTATTTGTACATAATTTTTTAATTCCGCCATTATTTTTTGTTTAGACATTTCTGCAGTTTTTTCTAAATCTGCTTCATTTTTTATTACAACTCCACCCATATTAACATTTACTTGAGGAGAAAAATTAGTAGTAGATGCTATAGGAGCTTTAAATCCTAGATTTTCAAATGATTTTTCATATTCAGATTTTGGCTTTTTAGGTAGAGGTTTTCCAATTGGTATAGGTTTATTTAAAGACTCGACAGTTTTATTTTGTTGTACAACTTGTTCTTTAGCTAAATCTTGAGGTGATAATTTAGCAAGTCTTCTTCTTTCTTTAAAGTCTTCATCAGTTTCTTTCATTAATTGCTCTAGTCCTTTTCCTGAGCCTTTATTTTCTTTTATTTTTTCTTTTAACATATTTGCTTTTATGTACATGATTTTATCATCGCTATCTGTTTTACTATTTCTTAAATCTATAGTTTCTAAATCTTTTTCAGCTTGTGCATTAGCTTCATCCCAAGTATATCCTTTTGATTGATATTCTTTTCTTAACTCCCATTTATTTTTTGTTCTTCCTACTTTATCTCCTATCCAATTTCCAACAAATTTACCAGCTTTATATGCTGCATAACCACCTATTACATATTTCCCAGCACCAGGAAAAATATTCTCTGCCATAGCTGCTACTTTTAATGCAGCAAATCCTTTAATAGCCTCAGCTGTAAGAGAGAATATTCTATTAAAATAAGTTTCAACATTCTGAGTATCAAAAGTTCCTTTAGAATTTAGTTCTTTCATTTTAGTTGTAAATTGATTTATAAAGTCAACTGCTGTTGGAGCCAATCCTTCTCCAATTGATAATTTTAAATCTTCAACAGCACTATTGAATTCTGCTATTTTATTTTTTGTGTCACTGCCCATTTCACTAGCCATTTTATCAGTTGCACCTGTTGCATTTCTAATAGCATTTTCAGCTTTTTCTATACCCTCTTTAGAAGAACCTAAAAGAGATGTAAAAACTTTCATGCCTTCAGAACCAGCTATCGTAGTCAAAAACAAATTTCTTTGCTCATCATTCATTTGTGCTAGTTTAGGTTTAATTTCTTCTAAGATTTTTCTTAATCCTTTAAATTTACCATTATTATCGTAAAGACTTATTCCAACTTTTTTTAAAGCAGCATCCATATCTGGAGTTGTCTTTGAAAGTCTTGTATATACTGATGCTAAGTTTCTCCCAGCTATAGAACCTTTTAATCCATTATCTGCTAAAACACCTAATAAGATATTAACTTCTTCCATGCTTTCAAAACTTCTTGATGTTGCTGCAACATATTTATAAGCTTCTCCTAATTGTGCAATACTTGTATTAGTATTATTAGCAGTAGCCGCCATGACATCCATAAAATGATCTACATCTTTTAACTCTATCCCAAAGGCAGTCATATTATCCGTTAGAATATCGGATGTACTAGCTAAATCTTCTCCAGATGCAATAGATAGCTTTAAAAGTTTTGGTGTCATTTCTAATACTTCATTTGTTTTCATTCCTGCCATAGCTTGATACATTTGAGCTTGTGCCACTTCTTGTGCTGTAAATCTTGTACTTCTTCCAAGTTCTCTTGTTTGAGTCATTAGCATATTTTCTTCAGCTGCTGTTGCTCCCATAATAGCTTTGTTTCTTCTGACTTGATCCTCTAAATCAGCAAAAGCAGTTAAAGAGCTTCCAGCTATAGCACCTAATCCAACTAATCCTCCTGCTGCAACTGCTCCAAATTTATTCAATCCAGAATTAACTTTTTCCCAATTCATAGATTTAGCTTTCTGATAAAGTCCAGCTAAGCCTTTTTCAGCTTTATTTATAACTGCAGTAAATTTATCTTTAAGTTCCAATCTAGCACTTAGTACATGTTCCAAGTTTTCACCTCCAAATAAAAAAGAGCAGTTTTAAACTGCTCTTAATTTAATTATTTTATTTGTTATTTATTTTTTTAATTGACTAGTTTTAAATTCTGCTATTGCTTTTTTTATTTCAGCTAGTTTTATATTTCTAGCTACTATCTTATCGTTTTTATCAACATAATCTATCATAAGTAAATATCCTTTTTCCATATCATAGACTATGTTTTTAATTATTCTTGCATTTATAGCACTATCTGCATTACAACTTATAGTTTTTTTATCTTTTTGAATTTTATATTTTAATGTTCTATTGTATCCACTATCTACCATAAACCCTATTTCATCTTCTGTTTCACTAGCAAAACTAGAAGTTTTTACAGTTATAGCCACACAATCAAAATTTTTATAATCCAGTTGCAATGTGCAATCGTTATCTTTATAAACTATACTTTTCTCATCAGAAGATTTACCATTTATAATTTTTACACTTCCAAAACTAATAACTGAAATAAAAATAAATAGCACAAATAAAAACTTTTTCATAAATCTCTCCTCCTAAAATGAATTTAATATACTATATTATAGCATTATTCTTTTAAAAGATACATATAAACTAAATCTTTTTCTCCATATCCAGAAGCTACTAATATTAAATCTGCTAGTCTATAAATAGTTGGATCTTTTAAAACTTTTTCAACAACTTGTGTTGGATTTGATTTACAACCTAGCTTTTCTATTAATCTATCATCTCTAAAAATAGAACAAGAGTTATAAATTACTTCTAAATCCTTATCTTTTTCTTTAGATAAGATTAAATCTAAGTAATCTTCTTTGTTTAAAAGCTCACATTCTAAATCTCCATCTAATTCTTTTATATAGATTTTTACTTTTTCTCTTTTATCATTATTTATTTTTTTACTATTTTCAAGTAGCATATCTGCTGTAATTAGCATTTTACCCTCCTATTTTATATCATTTTCATAAGCTAAATCTTCTGGTGTAAATCCGAATGGATATTCTTCCTCTACAATTTCTCCTTTAGCAATGTTGATTAAATCTATTGAATTGAACCATACATTATCAAGAGAAATTCTTTCTTCTTGTTTTCCTGGTGTATCTGGATCAGCTAGATTAGTTACTATTCTGACTCTCGGATCATGTCCTTTAATTAACTTCTCAGCTATTTTTTTACCTCTAGAATATACTTTTTCAAGAGTGATGCTACCCTCACCTTTTAAAGCTACAATTTTACTATCCACAGATAATCCTAGTTGTACATCTTTTCTATCAGGTGTAACTTTAGCATTAACCTTAGAAAATTCTGCTATTTTTTCATTATCTATCCAAAGAGTACCATGAGCTCCAGCGATGGTATGATAACCTCTTATATTTGTATCTGCCATTTTTACCTCCTATTACATTTTAATGATTAAGCTAAGATTTGCCATAGTATCAGAAAATTTGACATCTCCATTCAAGAATACATCATCCCCAGATGGATATTTTAAGATTTCCATTTCTGTTAATTCATCTGGGTCTTTCCCATCTAATATAACTAATCTCTTTTGTGCTTCATAGTCTATTTCTATCTTATTGTTGTAATCGCCATTTAAGACATTTGGAGCCATTTCTTTAAAATAAACCTTAGTAACATTAGAACAAAAGTTCATCTTATTATTATAGTCACATATATAAATACCTTGCCAGTAATTTCTAAATGTATTTTTAATATCATCAGCTACAAATCCCATTCCTTCAACTACTTTTATTTTTCTAGTATCTTTTTTCCAAATGCTATCAAAAGTAGTTTTTGAATTTACTCCATAGTTTACTCTAACTTTTTCATCATCCATATAAAGAGAAAATTTACCTAACTTAGGCTCAAAGTATTCAACTTCTGTTAAATCACTCATAACTTTATTGTCAGCAGATCTATTAATTGGCATTCCAGCGATAAGTCCTGCAATCGCTACTGTGTATTCTTGAGCCGTAAAATCTCCATAAATAGATTTATATGTTCCTGGATTAGCAAGTTCTACAATAGCAACATGATCTGTATTATTTGCAAAGCTAGATACATATTTTACATTTTTACCAATAGCTCCATCAGTTCCAAAAACTTGCTGAACCCAAGTTACTAACTTTTGATCATCTGCTTGTTCTGCTGCAGGATAAGCTAACCAGTGCATTTTTCTTTGTTCAAATTCACCTAAAGCATCATCTAAGTTTTCACCTGTTTGCAGTACTCTTACCAATACTTTATTAGCTCCATAGTGCATTGCCAATTTAATGTATTTAACATTCTTAGCATCCCACTCTTTATCCTTCAAATCAGCTATAGTTTTTAATGTAACCCATTTAGTAGTTTTTTTACTATCCTTTAAAATTAAACAAGCAATTCCTCTAGCACTTCTTTGGATAGCTGTTCTAGCCAAAGTTTCAAATGCGACCTTCAAATCAGGGAATGGCTTTATTTGTCCTACTTCATTTCCCATTAATTGCTACCTCCTTTTTTAAATCTTAATTCTAAATCATTCATTAACTCATAATCATAAGGTTTTCCATATAAATCGTATAAACTTAGTGTAAATACATAATGACCAACTCTATCTACAATTTTTATATCTGTATTTCTTAAAGTTAGAAATCTATCTAGTACATGTAAAACCTTTTTACCTTCTATTTCCAAAGCATCATCTAAATTTTCTAAATTTTCTAATATTTCAGCATTAGTAAGTTTTCCATTAGTTTTTGGATAGTAGATAATATCAATATCTATTGTTTTTAGTTCTCTATACTCAGAATTAAATTCTTTTTTATAGCTAATTAAATCTATATAAAAACAAGGTTTTTTGACATTATCTATATCCTCATT